AGAAAGTGAGGCGAACTAAAGTGGAGCCTTTTATTGAATCGATTATTAGTGGGGACTATGAGTCGGTTTTATTAAATAGTGATTCCGCTTTAGATGAGTTTTCAGCAATAGACAAGTTTAAAAGATGGAGATTTTTATTAGATAGATGGGAGGAATGGAAATTTAAACCTGATTATGAACATATTCCTAAACACATGGTCAACTTTACAATGATAGATCAAATCATTAAGCCGTATGACAAGGATTCAAAATACCTAGAACCATTTGACTATGATACTATTCCACCTGATGAAATGAGTAAATTTGATTACAACTTTAAGGTCTGTTCTGTTATCAATGGCTTCCTAAGGGCATGGAATTCAATTATTTTAATGTATTTCATGTTTAGAGACAAGATGATGAGATCATTTACTACACAGTATTTCTGTCACTACCTAGCCCTATTCCCAAAAGAGCCATTTTATGAAGATGGTGATGGTAACATAATAATAAAAGGGAGTGGATGTCGTGATGTAGCTGTGACTTTGCGAGTAAAACTGTTTATACGAACGATATGGGAAGAAATGACTGATAAGTTGAAACCCGATCTATGCACAGAGCTATTCATATTCGAGTTCCAAAACCCACAGGTCAATACATTAGAGATAAAGAACATGAAAGCCAAAGTATTATCATGTGCCATGACTAAATCAAACACTGGTAATCTATGTGCCTGGAGAGATGAGTCATTAACGTCATTCATTGCTAAGCCAATGCCAATAGTAAATAAGGATATTACCACATATATTAGACTAAAGGATGATGTAGATGAAGGTCTAAAATCGATGCGTGAAAAGGGACTTCCAGTGTTAGCTAATTCACTTGAGAAGTTAATTTCTGCAAAGGTTGATTCCAAATCTGTAGGATTCTTTTCAGCTGCGTGGTTCATTGAGGCATTATCTGGTTTTTTAAGAAGTCCTTTTGCACCCATGGCTATAGGTTCAATGGAGGACGCGCGAGAAGACAATATCTATAGACCAGAGAGTAAGTTAAGACCACATTATCAGAAGTTTTGGTATAAATTTTTAACTAATTACGTTGATAAAATACCAGACACCGAAGATGAATTCGTATTGGATGCTTATTCTAACTTAACAACTAGATCTAATGGACTAAATGACTACATAAAGGTAGGTGAAAAAGAGGTGCCAAATCCATTAGTTGTAAGTTTTGAAGTAGACGTAGGCGTTGATACCACCAAGTTACGTACTTGGAAATTAAGTGACAAAGCGACGCTATTTCGATACGATCCATTTGTGCTATATGATTATGATAATATGATAAGTACATTGACTCCTGACAACCCAGGCCGACTATTCATGCGTCACGTTCCAGCCAGAAAGACAAGGATGGTATATGGAATACCCATACAGAGATTTTTAAGTGAAGCGTTTGTTAGAGACATGGTTAATTGGTTAGCTGATCAAAGGTATTCATCGGATGGTATAAGTGAAGGTAATCCAATCTGCACATCTATGATAGATGTAGGTAGATACCTAACAGACATGGGGCCTTTCTTGAGGATAACTGGTAATCCGGATATGGATATGATGATTATGTTGTCTGATTTTGATGCTTATGATCAAACCGAAGACTTTTTAAATTTCAGATTAGCGGCGATATCAGCACTAGAGCAAGTAATGACTGACCTATCATCAGTATTAGAAAAGAAACGTTATAATATACTTGGTGGTAGACATCCTCTTGAATACCTTAAGGCTAACTGGGAGACCTTAGGTAATGCATATTTTAGAGTTTATACGTCGTTATCGAAGTCGGAAGAACATGCTTGTGCATTCTTATATTCCGGTGAAAACGCAACCTATGTTACTAACACTACTGCGAATTGGGCTTTTGTAACTGCTTGGATAGAAGAGATGACTATTAAGACCTTTGATTATAAAGATGTCACGTATAGGATATCTGATATATTCATGGTCGATAGATTTAAGTTACAGGGTGACGATCAAATTGCGGTAATTAGATTAAAGAGTAAGTTGGAAGATGTCAACCTAAGAGCAGAGGCACAGAGGGTATTAATAGATCTAGCAGTCGAGGTTGCAAAGAGTGGAAATCTAAGGATTAGCCCCAATAAGACCGAACTTAGAAGTGGATATTTTGAATTCTTAAAGAAGGCTG